CGGTTTTAACATTCTCAAAAAAATATCCTTCAGGACATACTTTTCGCCTTCGATATCCAGAATCACATTTACCAGTCCGAAACGATCTTTCGTAGTGATCGTTGCAAGCGGATTTGAAAGTTCTTGTCCTCCGCCAGTTCCGTAATACTTAATTAAAAACGCAGATATCAATCCAAAATGTCCAGGTGATGTTGTGATTGTGTGTAAAGGTTCGTTACATCCCTGTCCGATTCCACTTTTATAAAATTTTGTAATAAAAGCTGTCACCAGCCCGTACCTGTTTGATGTGTCGATTGTTTTAATTGGTTCTGTCAGCAACTGTCCTCTTGATTCTCCAATTTTTGTTTCTCCGTGGTACTGAATCATAAATGCAACAGCATCTTTATTTCTCACGATATAGGGAGATGGATTGTCTATTACATATTTTCTGATTCCATTTGCAATCCTTTTCATCGTTGCATCTGCCAACGGTTTCTGTCTATCAAATATCGTTTTCCCTAAATCAGACCAATCGATATATGCCCCGCATTCCTGCCATTTCGGATCTCTGGATTTAAAATTTGTCTTTTCTGGCCACACGATGTCTTTTCCATCTCTCCTGAAAATTGCATACCAGCGCTTTCTCGTGGTTGGCGCGCCATAGTCTGCCGCAACAAGCTCCCGGCAGTCGAATATATACCCGAGACTCTTCATTGCCGTAATGAACTTCTCATAATCTTCCCCACGCCGCTCCTTAATCGGATGCCCGTTTTCATCCAAAGGTCCCCACTGCTGAATCTCTTCCACGTTTTCCATAATAATCACATCTGGGAGAATTGCTTTTGCGTGTTTGTATACCGCCCAAGGCAAAATCCGAAGTCCTTTTTCCCTCGGTTTTCCACCTTTCGCCTTGCTGTGGCTGGTACAATCAGGACTCGCCCACATTAAAGCAACTCGCTTTCCTTTCACATATTTCTTCAAATCTACCCTGAATATATCTTCTGTGAGATGCAATGTTTTCGGATGGTTTGTCTTGTGCATCAAAATCGCATCAGGATCGTGATTGATTGCAATATCTACTTGTCTTCCAAGTGCCATTTCTATTCCTACGCTCGCTCCACCCCCTCCGGCGAAGCAATCTATAATCAAATTTTCCATTTTCTCAGAAGCCCGGTATACCCTTGCCCCGGCCGGAGGCTGGCTCCTTTCTATTTTTCTTTCTTCTTATCTCCCGGAACGATCAACATTCCTTTGATTCTCTCATTCCCTCTTAGATTTTCGCAGTATTCCTCCCATTCAAAGACCTGTTCCTGCGTCCATCCTTTTACCACTCTGCGTTTCCGGATCCCAGTCTCATCCATGTAGCGGACGAGAAATTCCTTTGAGAACTGCACATCCTTTTGGGTGTCGTGTAAGACCTTGAGGATATGATCGTCTGTGCATCTAAGTTTCACCATTTCTTCAATCTGGAATCGGTACTTATCCAAAAAATGTGCTGGTCTACTCATTTTCAACCTCTCTTTCCAACCATTCTTTCTGGGCTTTGTAAAGTCCTAGATATGTTTCACGATTACCATCATAATCCCCATGTTCTGCATCTTCTTCAATTCTAGCTAAAAGCATTTTCACTGCGGAGATTTCTGGCGTATCCGTTTCTCCTGTTATGCTATTTAACTTCTCATTGTTTGTCATTTTCCTCTCACCCTCTTCTTTCTCTTGCGCTTGGAGCTAACTTTTGTGTAAAAATCCATGTTTCCGTGTCTTTTCTTGCAAATCTTAAACCCATATCTTTTCATGTTCATGCCTGTTCACCCTTTAAACTCCACCATGCTTTCACATTCTTTCCGTACCCTGTAGTCTGGATTCTTACTCCAAGTTCTGCTTTCGCTTTCATGATGTCCGACCTTTTAATTCCTGCCGCTTCTGACTCCATGAGCAACTTCGCCCCGTCATAGCGTCCACCTTCCATCTTGTCTTTTAGCCACTCTAATGCTTTGTCGTAGTCGGTCTTTGACATCGTGTTGACCTTGTCTTTGATCTTTTCCAGTTGGACGGTATTGGTGTTCAGCTTGTTCCAGATTTTCTCAAAATTCTCTTGCATGATTCTGCGATTCTCTAAAATCTCATCCCGGATGACTGTAAGCGCCTGTGCTGCGGTCATCCCTTTCTTTTCTGGCTCTTTCACCAGACTTCCCGGTTCAAGTCCGAGAAGTAAACACATGGTTCTTTCAAAATCTTCTGTCTGTTCCGGGTTCTTTGCCATATTGTAGACAAAAGACTTGCTTCTCCCGAGTTCTGCCGAGAATTTTTCTTTCGTCTTGCCCTGCTTTTCTAGTTCCTTGCAGAGCAAAGCGTAATTTATTGTTACTTTCTTCGGTTCCATAATTCCTCCTTAATTCGAGTTCAGTAGTTGCTCTTCCAGAGAGTCCATGTCGTAATTTCTGCGATCAAAGTTGTTATTATTTCTATGTGTCGGTTCTGATCTAACTGGCATTCTTCCCTTATCCTGTTCTTTGGATAGCCAGGAATTTATAAATCTTGCGATTCCTCTCTTTGTTTTTCTTCTCGCTTTATTGCTGTCTAACCAAGATTTCATTTTTCTGAGTTCCTGCATCACATCAACAGCAGGGAATAATTCACTCCACTCTGATACATTGTCTTCGTAAATCCAATGCTCTGTGTCGTCATTTAATGAGAGTGAGATGACTTTTTTCCGGTCTGGAGCTTTTAGCTCCGGACAAGTAGTATTTATACTACCCTTATCTATACTATCCTTACCTAACCTAACCTGGGTTTCCAGAACGTCAACCACATGGTTGCCACTTGGTTGACATGCGGTTGATAACTGGTTTACAGATGGTTGACAAGTGGTAGAAAGAACGTATTTCCCGTTTAAATTTTCCAATTTATTTAGTTCATCCAAACATCTTGTCTGTGTGTATCTATCTTTTCTAATCGAGTTGTTTGTTTTCCAGTCAGAAATCACGATAACGCCACTTTCAAACGGGATGATAAACCCTTTTGCGACCAGTATTTTCAAATCATCTTCCGCTGCTCCAACCATTCTCACGATTTGCTTCGGAGACGATACAAAGCCGTCATCATCAGCTTTCATGCCGAATTGTAAGTACAGAGCTTGAGTCGATGACGGCATTTCAACAAACTTATCTGTGCATACCACATCTGCCGAAAACATTCTTCTGTTCGCCATCACTCATCCTCCGCAATATAGACCACCACGCAAGGCGTGTCCGAATATACCTTTTCAATTTCCAAACTGGTCACCTGCTTATCGTCCGTATATGCGACTCCATTCAAACCATCCAAAATGATTTTTGTGATATTATCTAAGTCCGGCTTCTTATTCGGCTTTATTTCTCCTTTTAATGCTTTCTCCTTATTCTTCTTAGACCAGCTCTCTGGAATCGGAAATTTCGCTAAAATTCGAACTCTCAGAGGTATCTCTGTATAAAGAACGCCTGCGCTTTGTTTATAAATCCTTGCAACTTCCTTTTCGTACTTCTTTGTTTCTGGTGGCGTGTATGTAATGACCTTAAATCCAGCTCTGCGGAATTTTGGTCTTGCTTTTCCAACGGGTTTTCCCGGAATTGTAATTATCATTCGTTCTCCTTTCTGCTCCCGGAGTTACCGGGAGACAATGAATCTGGCTTACTTAAGGTATTTGTGACGTACTACACAGCAGCCATGAACGGGTTACAATTTATAGCAAAGGTTTAACCCTTACTAACATAGTGAAATTCTTGCCGGAACTGTTCTTCTGTTCCGTAGTGCTGCAAATAATACTCCTTGCAGCGTTTTCTTAAGTATCGGTCAACTTTCGATGCATTCTCCCCTGCCCTTGTTCCGTTTGGATGCAGATCCGGTCTCAGTGGAGCTATGAATCCGTAATCTTCCGAAAGTTCAATTTCTCTCGATGTGTGGCTAAAAATATGATGACGCTCCACTCCGTAAACTCCGGTGTACATGCAATGATCCATGTCCTCTGTAAATATGCTCCACAGCTTCTTTGGTCTGCCGGATGCTCTTTGATGACCTTTTTTCTTTTTCTTTCGCCTTGGCTTTGGGAATGCCATGTCGCTGTAATCAATGCTTATAATTCAATCCCCCACATCTCTTTCATTTTCCGAATCTCATCCGGTGTATCCGTCGGAATACCAAGGTTCTTGCACTCTTCCACTGCTCCGTCTATTAACATGCAGGCTTCGTTTGTGTCGTATTCGCTCAATCCTTTCCAGCAGCGCAAAGTGTAAACAGTAATGCGCTCATTTTCTTTGTTCACAAACTCTTCCTGACTCTGCACCTCTACAATACGGTAACAAGCTCTTGCAAGATGCACCTGATCGGACGGAAGACTTATCAAATCTGATGTTCCGTATCCTCTTAAGAGTTGCAGGTACACATCATTTTCAGTCTGTCCGTTTTTCATAGAGCTGCGGAGTTCTTTTACCAGTGTCCAAAAGTATTTCCTTTGTTGGTCTGTTTTTGATTCTTTGTGCAGAGCAATACTCACATCGACATCTTTGTCGCAAATCAACTTTATCAATGATCTGATGCCTTCCTTTACGTAATTCGGCATCTGCACTTTACTTCTGACCCACACTGTCATGCTTTACCTTCTCCATTCTTTCTGCGAAATCTTTAATTTGTCTATCAGTCACCTGTTCGATAGCGTCTAGCCTATACACCTTCATAAATTCCACTTCTGAGCATCTGTACTTTCTCAGTTCGTTTCTCACACGTTCCACCCGTTCAAACGGCGAATCATATTTCGTTCTATCCGCTTCAAAATACACGTCAGCCCCGATTCCAAGTTGCTTACAAGCTACAGAAATAGCGTCTGTTGTTGCCATTTTGTAACATTCGTCGGAAACAAAGAGTCCATTTCTTTCATTTTGCGACAGCTTACTACCTCCGGTTCCACAGATTGGCTGTGACCACTCACCATCTGCCTTTACAAACAGCTCAATATCTACAAATGCAACTGTTTCTCCTCCTGCCTGCTCTGTCCACTTTTTAACTGGCCTGTAAAACCAACCAATACCACACGGACCATATTCACTTGTGAGCACTTTAATTCTCCACATAGGGTTAATATCCGTCATTCCGTTCAATCGACCGCCTTTAATCGGCTTCTTCGCTTCTTCCGGAACAACTCTCACCCTGTTATATAAATCCAAATTTCCCATGCTTACACCTACCGAATCTGAATATTATTGTTCTGTACCAATACAACTCCAGATAACTCAACACCATCTTTCAGTGCCTTTTTCACCTTTGTTTTATCAACCTCAGGATCAGCAAATTTCAAGTATTCCTTGTCCAGTTTTGAAACATCTTGCACCTCTACACTCTCTGATTTCCGATAAGAGATGCTGACTCTTGCTGTTTTGAATTTCTCTCCACACAGGTAACCAGACAGGTATTCTTTTAGATTTCTTGCCTTGTTCTCACATGACCGCTGGCGGTCAGCCAGTTTATTTTTCTCTGCCTTGATTGCTTCTGCATCAGATAAGAGGTTTTTGATCCAGAGAGCAATTCCCTCTACCTTTTTGTCAAAATCCATCTGTAGCTGTGCCAGCTTTTCCGGGTCGATAATCTCGCCTGTTTCCTGATCTACACAATTTAAAATCTCTTCGTCAATCTCGTATAATGTTGCCATTTGTTATTTCCTCCATAAAATCGCAATAATTCTGATAGTGCCTTTTGCGCACCCTAAAATATCTGTCTTTTTCAGCCGCTTCTTGATCTGTTATTTCTTCCAGTTCTTCTGCATATTCGTACATATTATTTGCCCACCATATCTACTGCTTTTTCCAGCAATACTTTTGCCAAAACGATTGCATCATCTAGTTGCTTATCTGTTTCAATACCGTCAAACAAATCGTAATCTTCATCAGCAACAAATCCGTTTTCTTGCGCCCAGAGAACTATTCTGCTACCGTAGTTCGAAAATTCAATGCTTACGTACGGATACCCATCCTTACCTTCTCCACGCTCTTGAATCTCGAGAATTAAATCTAAAAGTTCATGTATTTTCTTTCTATCCATTGCTTATCCTCCTGAAATCTGTTAATATAGAATCGTATTTTTTCCTGAGTACCTACGGCTCCCCAGCCTTTTTGTAGGTGCTCATTTTTAATACCCAAACACCAACCACCACCCGATCACCGCCAGTACAAACCCGATCACATATGCTGCAATCTTATGCCAGTAGGGCTTGTCCTCTTCTTCTGGCAGATCTACGGATACGGAGCGGATATCCCAACTATTCAAAGTGTTGGGCTGCTGAGTAGTCTGGCAATGGTAAGTTCCTTTCACTTTCACGGCTTGTCCTCCCATCTACCGCCTAGGCGGTTTTTCTTCTTTCGAATCCTATATTTTTCATCGTTTCATCTATTTTTTTCTCCAAGATTTGAGAAAGTTCTTCTCGTTTTAAATCCTCTTGATTTACCCACGATCCATTGATTTTTATCATGCTTACTACTTCGATTCCTTTCATTTCACCACCCCTCTTTACTGTATGCATGTTGACTGCCCTATGCATGTTGTCCTATGCATTTTTACTCGGCATCTGAATCTCTGACGATGACATGATATTTCTTCGCCTGTCCATCGCACTGCGTATATGAGATTTCTCTTGGATATCCATTGTCGGCGTACCACTGCTTTACCATCCCGATCACTTCCGGCGCATATTTTCTAACAGTGCCTTGCCACTTTCCTTTGGATTCCCATGTTTCCGTATACATGTCTTCTGATAAATCCAACCTGCGGATGATCTCATTCACGGCTTTATCAGCCGGCTTGCCGGAACTCTTATAGTAAAGCCTTGCCTGTCTTGCAATGTGTACCGTATCTACATACTGCTGATCCGCTTCAATCGTGATTGGAAGATTCACCCCTGCTTTTTCGTAAAGTGATTTTGCGGTCAGAAGCTGAATCTTGCTGTTGCATCCTGCAGCTTGGAGCATCGGTGTTAAAATCTTCACAGCATTGTTTACACTGGCAAGGCGTTCATTGCTTTGTTTCTTCTTTGGCATTTCATAGGATCCAGTCTTACGGAGGGTGGGAAGAACTTCGGATGTCACCCAGTGTTTGAATTCTTTTGCGGATTCCAACTTGCTACCGAAGATAAGGGCATAAAGACCGGATTCGTTAATTACTGTTACTGTTCTTTTTTGACCTGCGTACTCGATTTGGGTACTCAGCTTATCATCATCTAACACATGCTTCGGAACTGCATTTTTAGGATTTGCATATCCCAATGCTGTTGCCACATCTTTCCCCACAAACCACGGTTCATTATCAATTGTTACTGTTCGAATTTTGCCGAACTCTTCATTGTTAAAAATTTTTAATTCGTTCATATTACCTCCTGTTATCTCGTTTTATCTTGTTTTATCTTTCTCCCTCTTTTATAATGTAGTTATCAAAAAAACAAAGGAGAAAAAGTATGAGTTCTGATTTTGATGAAATTTGCTTGCTATTCCCAGAAAAATTTAAGTTGTTCTGTATGAGGTTTAAGAAAACAGTTACATCAGGTTTTCTTGGCAAATCCGAAAAACCTCTAATGGGATATAAACTAATATCAAGCAATTATTCTTTTGTTGACACAATTCCAGCTGATGAAGCGCCGGAAAGAACTTTTTCCCTTACCGAAAAATATTTTCGTTACTGCGCTTACCGGAGAAAGAAATTTTTTGACAGCAAGCTTTGGCCGCTTATAATTTCCATCGTTGCGTCAGTTATTACCTCGTTAATAACAACACGATTATTATGATTATCAGAATTCCTATGACGCATCTGTATATGGTGCGTCTTCGATAAATCATTTCAAAAAATTCTTTTTCGTCATCGGAAATTTCAAACAACTCCGCAAATTTATTCCAGTTAATATCCTACCGCTCCTTTCTGTGCTATAATGAATCCATCAACCGTCGTATTTTTAGGAGGTATAAATGAAAGAGCCTAAACTTAGATATAATTCTCATAACAAGCATGATTTACGCGATCCATATCCGGTTTTCTATTACTCCATGTTAAAATTTATTGATTCTCTTCCAGGCAACTGGTTTTTCGATGAATGTATTCCGTTTGATTATGACGGATACAGATTCGTTCTCACTTTGCACGATGGGAAGAATCATAAAATGCACGTTTCTGCTGTTAAATTAGACGGAACATATAGATTCACAACTAATAATTCTTAATATCTACCCGGCGGTTGATGCAACTTCATTTGTAGGCTAACAATATTTTTACTCACCACTTCGTTACTACCGATAAGTAGCTGACCATTTTGTTCAAATACTGTTAACTTGTTCATTATTCCTCCTGTCTGTGCTATAATCTTTCTATTAAAAAGAAGGAGAATTTTAGCTTAATGAAACTGTTATTATCGTTACTAACAAAAGAAAACATAACATTCATCATTGCCGTAATAGGCTTTCTACTTTCTCTGTATAATTTTTTTAGAGAATTATTGCATAATCGTATGCTTCTACGCGTTGTTTACAAAAACCACTTAATCTCAGAACATGACCATTGTGGAATTACAATTTCCCTATCTATTGAAAATAAAACTAAAATTCCAATTTCTATATCTCGCGCTTTTTTAAATATAGGTGAGAATTCTTTAGAATTTTATTGGATACCTCAACTTGTATTTCGGGCAACTCATAGTGGCAAAAATGCTATCTATGATGAGGTCAATGTCCATACAATTACTCTTCCTGCTCGTATTGAAGGATATGGAATAATTGGCGGTTTTTTCTTCTGCAAAAGCCCCACTCCTATATGCAATGAAGATTTGCTTTCTTCTAAAACATCTATCACCATCAATAGCAATAAGGGAATAAAAACTTATCCAATTTGTATGAATAATACTTCTTTAGAAATTTAATGCCGACAGCTCTCTATTATTGTTGCAATTTCAAGAATGATAGAGAGTATTGCAAGAATTAAGTTTGCATCTGATAAGATTATTCTTCATGTCTCCTACTCCAAAAAATACTCAACCGATACGCCGAAGTAATCTGCTAAGATTTTTAGCTTTTCTACTTTCGGCTTGCTTCTCCCTGTTTTCCAGTCTGTAAACGTAGACTTTGTAATTCCTGTATCAGAAGCAACTCTGTAATCCGTAATTTCTTTCGAATCACGCAACTCTGCATATTTTTCGTACATTTTTTCACCTCTTTTCCGAACTTTCTATTGATTTTAGTTCGGAAATCAGTTACAATATATTTACCAGATACATTGACAAAGAATTGCGCTACAATTCTGTTTTGATTTCCGAACTTTGTAGCTTTATTATAGTGCGGATTTCAGAACTTGTCAATACTTTTTTGTACTGATTTCAGAATTTTTTATGAGGTGTATTATGTATGAAATTTATTGCAAGCTGAGAGATGAAAAAGGATGTAAAGATGCGGATGTTGCGAAAGCTACTGGTATAACTAAGTCTACTTTTTCTGATTGGAAGAATGGGCGAAGTAAACCAAAAGATGAGAAGCTTACTAAGATAGCTGATTACTTCGATGTACCATTAACATATTTCTATGAGGAACATAAGGATAATGCAGCATCATTGACAACGAGAGATGAGCGTGACATTTCCAAGACAGTAAATGACTTAATGGAAAAATTGGAAGCAAAAGATGGGGCACCACTGTTTTTTGACGGTACTGAAATGAGCCCAGAAACAAAAATTTTATTCGAGCAGCAATTAAAGTCATTAGTAACTACTGTTAAGGAAATCAACAAGGTCAAGTTTAATCCGAACAAAAATAAAAAGTAGGTGATTACCTTGAGGCAAGATGTAAAATCAGTAGTGAACAATTTAATAAGTAAATACGGCACAAGAAACCCTTATGAATTATGTGATTACACAAATACAATTTATCAAATATGTGATATCGGTGATGTATTGGGTTGCTACTTACTTATTAAAAGACAAAAATGCATTATGCTAAACAAAAAAATAATAGGAACTCCAATGGAAAAATTTATTTTGAGTCACGAATTTGGACATTCTCAATTACACAGAAAAAATGATTGCTATTTCTACGGAAGCACATTGTTTTCTAAGATCAAAGAAGAAAATGAAGCTAACACATTTGCCGCAGAACTTCTCATACCAGATTCTTTAATCTATGAGAATCCAGGCATGACAAAAAGCCAGATTGCAAGGCTGGCTGGATATGATGAAAAGATTATGGAGTTTAAAAAAATCTAATAAATTGGAGGGGTTTTATGGGATTGTTATCTAAGCTATTTTCCAAAAATATCTTTTCGTTCCAACCGGATTTTTCCAAAACAGAACATGATAATTGGCTTGAATATTTAAGTCAAGGTGGAACCACAGAAAAATGGAAAATTTTAAAGAAAGAACATAAATGGACTTTCAAGCCAGATCCGGTAGAAAAGCAAATGAAACACGAAAAAGAGTTCCGTCCTGTATTTAACAAATACTATGATTTAATAAATAGGA